AACTTGATTAGCAGTTAATCCTACGTCATAATTAACAACTTCTGATATATTACCATTCATATAATTACCTGCACCACTATTATCTCTTGCACCAATGAAAAATCCTGTATTAGGGTCAGTTCCTGATGATTGTGCATAAGAATCTGTTCCTTGTGCTACACCATTTATATATAATGTTGCAGTTCCATCTATTGCTGTGCAACAAAAATGAATCCATTGCCCTACAATAGGTGTGGGGGTAATAGTTATATCATCTTTAAATGAATTGGCTACACCTATAATTCCATCAGTTCCAGAAAAACCAAAATACCATCTTTTTTCATTATGTATACCCATATATTGACCTGCATTAAAATCATTCATTTTAACCCAAAATGCTATTGTTGCATTAGCGCTTATATAATCAGGAACAAAAGAAGTTTCTACATAATCATTAGAGCCATCAAATGCTAAAGACTTTTCATCTCTGAATACATCACCAGTTGTTGTAATCTTACTTTTTGTAAACATTAATCTTTGACTATGCCAATTCTAAGTTTTAAATCAGTTGTTGCTGCTGGTGTATAATTACCACCACTTCTATTTATAGCATGTACATAAATACTTTTAGAGCCATTTGCAGCTTTAACTACTAATCCAATATTATCTTTAACTCCTATTTGAGCATCAATTAAATCAGACCAGTTAGATACAGTTACAGCACCTAAAAAACTTCTAAAAGTTGAATCTAAATCACTTACACTATTTCCTATTGCTTCACTTGCTGCATCTGAAATTGCAGTATTAACTTGTGAAAATAATAATTCTATTGCTGGAGCTTCATCATCTTCATCTAATAACATTACTGATTGTATTATAGCTGAACCACCATTAACTGATACTGCGTTGGGAATTTCTATACTTTGAGATATTACTTCATTATCTGCTATTGCTGCTGCTACTGTTGTTAAAGTAACATCAATTAAATCAACATCCATTGAGTTTATTTTTTCAACAACCGTTCTTCCGTGTATATCTGTTTCTGCCATTTTATTCTCCTTTCGAGTGTACTTTAAGGTCTTGACTTGACCGTGAATGTACTCTTATTATTAAAAAATTTTTAGTAGATTCGGAGGCCATCCTTTATACGATAGCCTCCATAGTTCTACAAAACTATTAATCCTTATTGATTCGGATTATTGGTCAGTAAAATTACAGAAAGTGTCTGTAGCAGAAACAACAGTACCATTAACATACCATACTTGTCCATCGCAAACAAGCTTAACGCATGTGCCTGCTATCGGAGTAAATACAGATAGTTGTGAGTTACTACTTCCGTTTGAATCCAAGACGGCAGTATCGTCTCCACCAGCATCAGTATCATGCCCAACTAAACCACCAATCATGTAATTGCTATTTCCTGTAGTCTTAATAATCCAATCTTGAGCATCAGCAGCTGTGCCACCATACCAAAATTCATAAGAAAGACCAACTTTTTCTGCAGGTAATGTAATAGTACAATCAGCTGTTAAATCTGGCATAACATGAATTTTGCCTGAATCATTAGCCAATATAGTTGATGTAGCTGCATCTGTTACAAAAACAACATTTTGCACATTTCCACCATATTTAGCACTATTTTCATTTAATATATCACTTCTCATTTTACACGCCCTCCAAGTTAATAAGTGCATGAGTTTCAGGAAGACTTATTTCAAGACCTGCTTCTGTAAGAATCATATCTTTTCTTAAATCCTCATCAGCTTGTTGCACATTTGTTGTTATTGAAGTATCACGATTTAATCCATTTCCAACAAGAGGTCTATAAGCAACGTGGTCAAGGTCAACCATCATCATAAATCCAGAAGAAAAACCTCTGAATAATGATTCAGCAACCAATGTTACATCACCATGGATTGTTTGAACTTTATTAACTAAATGTCCAAATGCACCTTGACTTGCTGGGAAGTTGTAGCGAGATTCACCTGCTAAACTACCATTAATAAAGTCACTAGCACCTAGTTTGTTGAAATGAGATATTACTGGTCTTGAAGCTAAAGCTAATTTAGCTCTTCCACCACCTCTAGCAGGGTCAAATATTACTTCAAAATCAGAAAGCATATCATCATAAGTCCACTCTGATGCTGTATTTGATTTATAATATGGAAGACCTGAATTGTAAGATAGTTGAGAACCATCGTTCACAATTTGAGCATAACCATTTTTAATAGTTGAACCAACAATACCATCAGTATATTGAATACCACCTGAAGTACCTTTTTGACCAAATAACATTGCTCTTTCAATATCTACTTTATGCTCTCTTAATTTAAGATTCCAAATTCTTTGGAACTCATCAGCATAACCTCTGTAGATTGTTGCTCTTGCAGTATTAGTCATTTCACAAGCAGTTTTAAAGATTTGGGTATAACCTAAATCATGGTCAAGCTCTTGTGAAAATACATCTGGCGCACCTGAACCTTGTTCAAATGATGTACCAATAACTGTACATTTTGAGTTATCAGCTAATGCTAATGTAGTTGAACCAACATGTGATATTGCAGTCACACTACAACTAGTTTGACCACTCACTGAATTATCAACTGTATTAACTCTAACATTTGCAGTTGTTGGAACAGAATTACCGTCAACATCTCCAATTGCTACAACCATACCAGGTATTAACCAATCAACACTTGCAGCTCCTGATGTATCAAAAACTACACTATCATTACTTCCCTCAGCGACTAAAGTTATACCACCTTTTAATAAAAAACTCCTATCGGTCATATGAATCTTAGTCCTGTCTTCCAAAAATCTGAATTGTGAATCAGATGTTGGAACTTTTGCCACTTTAGACAGATATACAAAAAATGGAGATTCCTCAGGACTTAAATCAGCAACCCTATCACTAAAGTCATATAAACGTCTTGACGCATTTGATAATGATAAGTTTGTCTGTGACCCAGGAGTTCCAAATTTAACCTGTCCAGAATTATATTTCTCTGACATTTTATTTCTCCTTTAATTACAATACATTACTTCGACTACCAGCTTTCACAATACCTTCCCATACAGAGTCTTTTTCATCTTTTTTAATCGGTTGCTCACCTGATAAAATACCAGCTTGTTGAGGAACTGATTGATTTTGACGAATAGCATCTAATGGGTTTTCGTTACTTGCTTCGGTCTTATCTTGCGTTACAGCCTGCCACATGTTGATAGCGCCATCAATGCCATATTCCGCAGGATTCTTACTAGCAAAATCCATAAATGAATTAATTTGCTCAGGATTTAATCCTTTGTTAGCAAGTTCAGTTTGAAGTTTAGACATACCAACTTCTTTTTTAACTTCACTTACTTGGCTTTGAACACGTTTTTCAACTTCAGCATCTTGTAACTGTTGTCGATATTTAAACGACACAGACGATGGGTCATTAAAGGCTTCCCAAGGGTCAAACTCATCCTTAGATAATTCAATTTTTTCAGTTTGTGCAGTTGGTTGACCACCCTGAACCATACCACTAATGGTATTTACTATATCAGGTCTTGATTCCAACATTTGGCCAATCTGTTCATATTGTTTTAACTTTTGGTTTTCAGCATGTAGTTTGTCTTTCTCTGATTGAAAATACTTAGCTTGAGATTCCCAATCACCTCCAGACTCTTGCTGTTGAGTTGCTTCATCTTGCCCTACATTATCAGTAACTTGACCTTCTTCAAGATTGTTATTTTCTAATGCGTTATCCATTTTACTCTCCTTTTTTTTGCAATCTCTCTTGCTTTTCTTGAGCTTGGCTACGTACACGCAACTTCTCTGCTTCGAGTTTAACTGCACTTTCTAGTTTACCAACTGCTATAGTATTAGCAGATTTGGTTTTTGACTCTTGTGATTTTAGCTCAGTTTTGAATTTCTCTACTTCACTACGTTTTCTTGCTGAGATTGACTCTCTATGAGCTGTTTGTAAATCACCCTGTAAATTTTTAACTGCTTGTTGTGCTTGCTGTAATTGACCCTGTAATTGAGCCACAGCATCCATTCTTTTAAGAACACCTTCTTTATCAAAAATATCTGTTTTCATTAAAGCTTCTGTTCTATCAATAAGTCCAGCTTGATATGCTTCCATGTATATTGACCATTCACCCCATTTATTTGATGGCATTGTAGAATTACCAATAACATTAATATCGTATTGACCAATAGTTAAATCATTAACCATTTCATTTATAGCTTGAGATTTATCATTGTAAACATTTACCATATATTCACTCATATCATTATTAGGCTGAGCTACTCTAAATACTTTTTTATACGTATAATGTTCTTTAGCTAAATTGTATATAACTTGTCCAAGCCTTCTAAGTGAACCTTCAATGTCTCTTAATTTAGATTTACTACGTCTTTGTCCAAAATCTTCTAACATCATTGTAGCTGAAGATGTATTTGGTGCAACAGCACTATTACCTTGCATCATTTCAAATATACCCATATTTAAATCAATATACTTTTCAATCAAAGAAGGTAATTGCATAACTGAGTTTGATAAAGGTTGTGGTGATGGAAAATGAGGAGCGCCAAAAGATGGGTCATATTCAATTGTTGCATTTGGATTAGCCCAACTTCTTTCTAATTCCTCAATATCATCAACACTTCCCTGTGGTATAAGTAGCTTTAATCCAGATGATGCTTGCGCATGAGATGTAATTAAAGACATTGTTTTATTTAAAAATCTTTGAAAATCTTTATTTTTTCTAACATCACTCATTGGATATGGTGTGTTAGTCCAAATGTTTGGTACAGGCACAATAGGATATTTATCAGTATTTAGTATATATTCATATAAAACTATTTGACCTAATGTGCATGTTAATTTAATTCTTGTTTGTTGTACTTCTACAACATCAATTAATCCATTTTCTAAAGCTTTAGCAATTTTATCATCAGCTAAAAACTTTTCCATATTTTTTGTATCTAATATTCTTTCTTCACCAGATTGAACATCCATAATTCTATAGTAAGGAACTTTAACTTTAGAAAAATATTCTATTAATTGATATTTCTGTGAACCTTCACCTGTATCTTTATCTTTAACATAGTCAGGTGTAAATGTACCTACTGTTCTTTTATTAATTGGTGATGGATAAGTGTCATCTTCATAGTATGATTCAACAAGGTCAATTAAAAGTTTACCATCTTCTTGTTCTTCTGATAACTGTGGATATAAATCTAATAATTGAAATTTTGTAAATATTGTAGATAGCATCATCCCTGTAGAATCATCAAAGTATTTACTTCTAGCATTTGGGTCAACTACAACTCTAAATGGGTCAACATATGTAAATTTAACTTCTCCTCTACCATAATCAGCTTCTCTATCAACATATGCATAAAAATATCCAAGACCTGTAACAGCATAATCGTGTATTGTTTGTTTAAATACTTCATTACCATCTGATATATTCCATATATAATCCATGATAGTTCTCCAAACAGCTGCCAAATCACTATCAGAATCTTCTCTTGGCATTGCAGAAAACTTTGGAGGTTTAGATGTTATTATAGCTTTAAACTGTTCAATAGCTGAATATATTCTATCTAATGGTATATTTGATTGATTTCTTTCGGCAAGAGCATCAGCTTCATCTTCTGTAAAATGATTACCTAAATAAAAATCAATATCTTCGCGAGCATGGTCTTCCCACTCTTTACGAGCATCTGACCATCTATCCCACAGTTCTTTAACGTAAGTTGCTTTATTATCGGATTTAATCATGTTGCGTAATATATAACATATTTATTATAATAATCAACCCCTTGCGCCTGTAATCCAATTGTAGGTCTTTTTTGGTTTTTCCCACTCTTCTTTATTGTTTTTAACTTTTTTTACTTTATTGGCTGATTTACTACCTTTTGCATATTGTGTTGATAACCAAAAAGCATCAATAGTATCATCGTGAGTTCCTTTTGGAAAGTCTAATAATTCACCAATAAACTCATGCATATCTTTTTTAAGATGAACAGCACCTGCTTTAAACATTGGTTGTAAACCTTCAAATAGTCTGTCCTTCTTCTTTTGATTACCATAACCTTTTATACCTTGTTCTATACCAGGAAGAAACTTTCCTTCTTTTTTACTTCTTTTGTGTATATAATCTCTTAACATTTCTTGATATGATATAGTTTCAATGTTTATTCTTTTGATTGGTCTGTATCGTTCAGCAATTTTAAATATCTCATCTGCACAGTCCATGGGCAATACCCTTTGTCTCCAATACTCAATAATATAATAATCATATTCAGCGGTAACACCAATAACCATAATAACACTATAATCATTGCGCCTACTAAGAGTTGAAGCAGGGTCAACACCCATATAAATATTAACATATTCAATTCCTCCATCTTCTAGCTTTATATACCAAGAATCTCTTTGGTTATCAAATTTAATGCTACCACTGTATAAATTATCAACTATATCGCTTTCACTAAAGATTTGGTCTTCAGGTGATTTAGCTTGATTCATATATTCTTGATAAAATTTAGATGGTGTACCAGAATCTATATAAAACTGTTTTCTTTCTTCCAATTTCTTTAAAGGCCATCTTGAAGGCCATAATGG